GTACGAGCGCGTGTGCCTGCGCCGGGGCGTGCAGCCCACCGACGCGGACAAGCAGATCTGGGTGAGGGGCATCTATGCCACGTACGGCGACAACGCCGGCGAGGAGCTGGACTGCATCCCCAAGAACGGCTCGGGCAGCTGGCTGACGCGCGCGCTGATCGAGCAGCGCATGAACAAGGACCTGCCGGTGCTGCGCTGGGCGCCGCCGGCGGCGGACTTCGTTCATTGGCCCGAGCACCTGCGCACGGCCGAGATGCGCGAATGGCTCGACACCCACGTGCTGCCGCTGCTGCTGGCGCTCGACCCGGAGGCGCCGAGCTTTATCGGCGAGGACTTCGGGCGCACGGGCGACCTGACGGTGATGGCGCCGTGCCAGTTGCTGGCCAACCTGCGCCGGCGCTTCCCCTTCCTGCTCGAGCTGCGCAACTGCCCGTTCGACCAGCAGCGCGAGGTCTTCTTCTACATCTGCGACCGGCTGCCGCGCTTCCGGGCCGGCAAGCTCGACGCACGCGGCAACGGCCAGTACCTGGGCGAGAAGGCCATGCAGAAGTACGGCGCCGCGCTGATCGAGCAGGTGATGCTGTCGCGCCCCTGGTACCGGGACAACACCGCCCCGCTGAAAGCCGCTTTCGAGGATGGCGGGATCGAGCTGCCGATGGACAGGTACATCCTCGATGACCTGCGCCTGGTGGTGGTGGACAAGGGCATCCCGCTGATACCCGACGTGCGCACGGACGGCGCCGACGGCGGCAAGCGGCACGGCGACTCGGCGGTGGCGATCATGCTGGCCTACGCGGCGAGTCGCGCCGAGGTGCCGCCGGCGGCAGGCGAGACGGTGGAGGCCGAGGCGGACACCTACCGGGCGCCGCGGCCGCAGTTCGGGCTGTTCGGCCGGCGAGCGGTGGCATGAAGCCGCGCGACCTCGAAGCCCGCCTGGCGTGGGCGCGCAAGCGCCTGCGGCAGCGCCAGAGGAAGCCGATTGCACGCCACGCGGGCGAGACCTGGGGCACGGCGACGGGCAAAACGCAAACGCGGCCCGTGGCGCCCTGTGCGCCCTGTGGGGCGGCTGATGACCCGTCCGAGAGCGTGTAAGGCCGCCTGAGGGCGTGTAACACGCGTTATAACCAACACCGAGAGGCTAGGCCGATGGGCATTCTTGATTTTCTGTTCCGCCGCGGGGGTGGCGCCGCCGATTCCGAGGGCGGCGCCCGCGTGCTGGAGGCCGCCGGCGCGACGATCGACCCGGACGATGAAGAGGGCTGGCGCCGGCTGAGTGGCGACGCCGACCGCGACCTGTCGCCGCTGAGCCAGGCGCGCATGCGCGAGACGGCGCTGTACCTGTGGGACGCGAACCTGCTGGCCAACCGCATCGTGGAGCTGCCGCTGGCCTACATGCTGGCGGAGGGTGTGGAGCTGCGCGCGACCGACCCGGCGATGCAGGAGACGATCGGGCGCTTCTGGTCGGACCCGATCAATTCGATGGACGTGAAGCTGCCGAAAAAGGTGCGCGAGCTCTCCATCTTCGGGGAGCAGGTGTGGCCGACCTTTGTGAACGAGGTCGACGGCCATGTGCGCCTGGGCTACCTGGACCCGGCGCTGATCGAGACCGTGGTGGTGGATCCGGACAACCCCGAGCAGCCGATCGGGATCGTGACGGTGCGCGATCGCAAGGGGCGCGCGCTGCGCTACCGGGTGATCGTGAATGGTCCGGAATCGGTCTTCACCCAGCGCACGCAAGAGATTCGCACGACGTTTGCCGATGGCGAGGCGTTCTACTTCACGGTGAATGACCTTTCCGTGTCCCGGCGCGGGCGCAGCGACCTACGCGCGCCGGCGGACTGGGTGGATGCCTACGACCAGTTCTTGTTCGGCGAGATCGAGCGCTACAACTTCCTGCGGGCGTTCGTGTGGGACGTGACGATCAGCGGCGCCGACCCGACCAAGATCAGTGAGAAGGCGCGCACCATCAAGCCGCCGGCGCCGGGCAGCGTGCGCGTGCATAACGAGTCGGAGGTCTGGAAGGCCGAAAGCCCGGACATCAAGGCCGGCGACACCGCCGACGGCGCGCGCCTTTTCCGCAACCACGTGCTTGGCGGCGCGACCATCCCCGAGCACTGGTTCGGCGGCGGCGGCGACGTGAATCGCGCGACCGGCGATAGCATGGGCGAGCCGACCTTCAAGGCCTTCAGCATGCGGCAGCGCTTCCTCAAGCACATGCTGGAATCCCTGGGCCGCTACGTGATCCGCCAGAAGCTGATCGCCGAGGCCGGCGAGCCCGACTGGTGGGACGAGCGCCTGGCGTGCGAGGCAGTGTTCCCGGAGATGACGGCGCGCGACACGACCAAGTACGCCGCGGCGCTGGCCCAGGTGGTGGCGGCGGTGAACATGGCGATCGAGGGCGGGCGCATGTCGGAGCAGACCGGCGTGGCGCTGATTGCGTCGGTGGCGGGCCGGCTGGGCGTGGAGATCGACCCCGAGGCGGAGCTCGAGGCGGCGCGGCAGGCGGGCGAGGCGCGCGCCGAGGACGATGTGTTCGTCGGCCCCGATCCGGTGACCGACGACGAGGCGCAGGCGGACGCGGCGCAGGACGCCGCCGTGGCTGCATCGGCGCGCGAGGCCGGGCAATGAGCGCGCGCATTCCGCCGCGCGAGTGCGACGCGCCGGTGCTGCCCGAGCTGCTGCCCTGCCCGTTCTGCGGCGGGGCGGGGGCGCTGAACAACGTCGACTGGGTGATGGGCAACCGCCTGGTGTATTGCGCCTGCACCGAGTGCCGGGCGCGCGCCCAGGACATCCGCTACAAGCCGGGCCCGGACCACGGCCTGCGCGACGAGGCGATGTATGCCGCGGCATCGGTCTGGAACACCCGCGCCGCGCCGGCCTCGCGCGTGGCCGATGACGTGGAAGCCGAGGGGCGCCTGTGACCCCGTCCGAGGCCATCAACGCCGCCCTGACGGGCCGCACGCGGCTGATCAACGGCACGCTGGCCGAGCTGCGCGCGCTGCTGCAGCAGGCCGAGCGCGACATCCTGGCGCTGCTGGCCGCGCTGCCGAGCGACTACCAGGCGTGGTATCTGCCGCAGCTGCAGGCGGAGATCCGCCGCGCGCTCGAGGGGCTGGCGCAGGAGGCCGCGGCGGCGGTGGATGCCGGGCAGGTGACGGCATGGCGGCAGGGGTCGGCGCTGGTGGATAGCGTGCTGGCGGCGTCGGCGGTGTCGGTGGTGCTGCCGCAGATCGACCCGCAGCAGCTCTCGGCGATGCGGCAGTTCCTGACCGAGAAGATCAAGGATGTGACGCTCGAGGCGGCGAACCTGATCAACAGCCAGCTGGGGCTGGTGGTGATCGGCGCGCAGAACCCGTTCGACGCCATCAAGAGCGTGAGCAAGATCCTGGGCGAGACCACGCTGCGCCGGGGCACCACGATCGTGAGCACGGAGCTGAACCGCGCATTCTCTGCGGCAAACCAATTGCGCATGGAGCAAAGCGCGCAGTACGTGCCGGGGCTGCAGAAAAAGTGGTTGCGCAGCGGAAAGCGCGAGCCGAGGCCGGAGCACGTGGCCATCCACGGCCAGCTGCAGCCGGTGGATAAGCCCTTCATCCTGGAGGGCGGGGCCGTGCGGATGATGCAGCCGGGCGACCCGAGTGCGCCTGCCCGGCACACCATCAACTGCGGCTGCGCCGCGGTGCCGGTGGTGCCGAAGGACAACCCCTACGGGATCCGCAGCACGATCGTCGACGAGATCGCCGACAACGACGCCGCCGAGAACGCGCGCGCCCGCGCCGCGCTGCGCAACGCCGCCCGCCAGGGCTGAGCCCGCCCCGCGGGCGCGCACCCCGCACAAGCCCAAAACCCCTTTACTTCAGCGGCCCTCGCGCGTGGGGGCAAGCTCGCTCCGTCATTCCCACAACGCCCTGACGGAGCGAGAACGATGGACCAATCCCACCCGCAGCACCCCATGGACCTGCCCGCCGAGCAGGCCGCCAAGCTGGTATTCCGCCCGGCGCCCGAGATCGGCGAGGACGGCAAGCTCACCGGCCGTGACGTCGAGGTGCCGATCGGCGCCGACGAGGTCTTCGCCAACCGCGTGCGCGGCGACGTGATCACCGTGGTGACCACCTCGGGCGAGAAGCTGACCGGCAAGGCGCCCGCAGGAAAGGCCGGCAAATGAACGGCGACGCCACCGCCGCGCCCGCGGCATTCATCGAGGCCGTCGGCGAGCCCGCGGGCGGCGTGTGGCTGATCCGCGTGATCCGCGCCGGCGAATCGGGCAACCGCAACTACTACCCCGACGCCGTGCTGCGTGACGCCGTGCGCCTCGTGGAAGGCGCGCGCGTGTTCGAGAAGTCGGACGCCGAGCACGTGGCCGCCGGCACGCAGGCGATCGCGCCGGGCAAGTCCTTCCGCAACCTGGTAGGCCAGCTGCGCAACGCGCGCTTCGTGGAGGGCGCCACGCCCGACACCGGCGAGATCCAGGCGGAGCTGCACCTGATCCAGCCCGACGGCGAGGTGGCGGTGCGGGTGCGCGAGGCCCACGCCCGCGGCATGAGCAGCCTGTTCGGCTTTTCCATCGATGCCGACGCGCGCGCCAAGGTCACCACCATCGGCGGGCGCAAGGTGCGTGCCGCCGTGCAAATCACCAAGGTCAACAGCGTTGACCTGATCGTTGAACCCGGTGCGGGCGGTGCCCTGCTGCGCATCGTCGAAGCCCAAGCAAACCCGCTCCCCCTGGAGGATGAAGACATGGCACTGCGCCAACGCATGATCGAGGCCATCAAGGCCCACAACCCGCAGTTCGACGACGCCAACGCGACCGACGAGCAGATCGAGGCGGCATTTCTGGAAGCGAAGGTGGAAGCCAAGGCGGTGAAGACCACCCCGGCGCAGGCCACCCAGCAGGCCGACGGCTACGCCAAGGCCGCGGCCGATGCGATGGACCAGGTGCGCCTGGTGGAAGCCCGCATCACCGCGCGCGACCTGGTCGGCGCCGCC